GGTTTGCTCCAGCAGGTACACGTCGTGGTGTAGTTGACAACGTTAGCAGTGTAGGTTACATCGAAAGCGACACTGGTGAATTCAAGACTGCAAGCCTACATCAAGGTCTACGCGATGTTCTAGCAGGCGTCAAAATTAACCCAATCGCAACACTACCGGGAGTTGGTATTGTTAATATGGGTCAATATACTCGCGCTCACGTTGCTAGCGCACTAGATAGAATTAATGTAAGTCGCCTAGTAGCATATCTACGCCGACAGCTAACAATTCTTGCCAAGCCATTCTTGTTTGAACCAAATGACAGTCAAACAAGACATGAAGTTAAGGGTGCATGTGATGCATTACTATCAGAACTAGTAAGCCAACGTGCGCTATATGACTTCTTGGTTGTATGTGATAGCACAAACAACACCCCGGCTAGAATTGATCGCAGCGAGCTATGGGTAGATATTGCTATCGAACCAGTAAAGGCTGTGGAGTTTATCTACATTCCATTACGTATAATGAATACCGGCGAAATCGCTGCCATGAACAAATAAGGAGCATTAAATGCCAATCGCAAGTTTATCAAGATTTTCTGTACCGCTAAGTACAGACCAAAGCGCAAGTAATCAAGGCTTGCTAATGCCTAAGTTGCCCTATCGCTTTAGAGTAACACTAGTTAACTTCGGTGTAGGCGGGGCTCCTGCAACCGAACTAACTAAACAGGTTGTTACAGTAGATCGTCCAAAACCAAGTTTTGAACAAATTGACCTACACGTTTACAACAGCATCGTTAAGTTGGCTGGTAAACCAAAGTGGGAAGATATCAAGTTAAAACTAAGAGACGATATGACCAACCTTGTAACTGACAAGGTGGGTGAACAGATGCAGAAGCAGTTTGATTTCTTTGAACAGGCCAGTGCTGCATCCGGTCTAGATTATAAGTTTACAACCTACATTGAACTGTTAGATGGTGGCAACGGCGCATTTGAACCAATACCACTAGAAACATTTGAACTACAAGGTTGCTGGATCAAGAGTCTATCCTATGACGGTGGTGATTATAGCAAGAGTACCGAAGCTATGAACATGGAATTAACTATCTGTTATGACAACGCTCTACAAACAGTGGGTATTAATGGTGGTCTAACTGGAATAGGTATTCCAGTTGGCAGAACCGAAGGAACAACAGCAATCGGTAGCTGATCCAACACCAACATAACACACAACAAATGAGCCCGGTTTTATACCGGGCTTTTTTGTGGTATAAATAATGCTATGTCTAACCCATTTTTAAATTTCTTGTCGGGTGCACCGGCTGCAAATGGTGTGCAACGAACTTATAAGAGTTATGCTCATGCCACTGGGTTATATACCAATGGCAATAGGATGGCCTTTATTCCTAAGTTAGGCTTTATATATTTTGTATCGTTTAATTTACACCCTGCTGTTGTTGATTTAATGGCAAAAAATGGAAATGCTAATTGGAAAAATGATCTAGGATTCCTTGCTAAGAAAGTTGACCTTCCTAAGTTTAAAGTAGCCACACAAACTGTTAATCAGTATAACAGAAAAACTAACATACAGACCAAGCTGACCTACGAACCAATAACTATAGATTTTCACGACGATAACAGTGAAGTTACTAGTTTCTTATGGCGTACATATTATCAATTTTATTACGTCGATGGAACACAAGACGGGGAAATAGGCCCATCATTCAAAGGAGATACAAAATTTGATACCAACAATGAGTACGGATATGCACCAACTAGTCCGACACCTTTCTTTAATTCAATAGATATCTTTGTGTTGCATCAAGGAAGTTTTTCTCAATACACCATAACAAATCCATTAGTAACTTCATGGGATCATGATTCGTTAGATCAATCTAACGGAACTAAGATTATGCAAAATAAAATTAGTTTTGCATACGATAGTGTAGTATATTATCAAGGCGTCATTAATCAAGATGACCAAGCCTCCCAGATGTTTAGCGCATCATGGTATGATAATGATACCAACATCAAGGGCGGAAATACGCCACCACACGAAGTCAGGCCACCGTCAGTAATACCTGGCTATTCCACTCCTATTCCTCCAGGAATGAGTCCAAGCCAGCAAGAAAAAGCCGCGGCTCAATATAATCCTTCATATCCTATGCCGCGGCCGATAGGTAACGGCACATTTGGATTGCCATCATACCGACCACCGGGATTTTCTATAGGTGTTAATGTTTGGTATGGTCACGGTGGCCTACATGGTGTCGGTGTTGTTCAAGCAGGCCCAATAAGATTAGTTTTAAAGAAATAAAATGTATAATAACTTACCAGGCGGCAATTCTGCAAACCCAGCTGCAACAGCCTTTAACAGCATGTATGCAGTTCCTTTAGAATTAGAAACAAATACATTTAATCTCATGAAAGGATTTTTTGAAGCCAAGGGATTTGATAAAACATCAGCAGAAACAATTGCAGTAACTTTTATTAGGCAGGCAAAACTTGATGGGTACAATCCTTTAGAAATTATCAATACCTTGAAAACATTTGATCAGGTAAAACTAAATTCTGCTGTGATTGATGTACTAAATTTTAATAGGTTTAAGTCTAGCTATTTAGGTAACAGCACAGGACTTAGACCATTTGAGCCCGTTGCAAGAAACGTGGTAGCATGAGCTTAAAATATGCCAAGGGCGTCTATCAACTTAGAAATCCCGAAAAATACATAGGAACTAAAAAGCCGGTCTATCGCAGCGGATGGGAACATACATTTATGATGTTCTGCGATAACAACCCGGGAATACAAGAATGGGCTAGCGAGCCTGTAAAAATACCCTACAGAGACCCGCTTAGTGGGCGTCAAACTGTCTATGTACCAGATTTTTTAGTAAAGTATATAGATCGCAATCAACGTGCTCATGTTGAAATGATTGAAATAAAACCTGCCAAACAGCAGATACTTGAAAAAGTTGGAAAAAATCCCTACGATCAAGCACAGTTTGTAAAGAATATGGCCAAATGGGAAAGTGCTAACATATGGTGCAAGCAGCGTGGAATTAAATTTCGTGTAATAAACGAAACAGACATCTTCCAAAATGGAAGAAAAAGTAGTAAATAGAAATGCCCCTCGCGATGTTGGAAGCATCCAGGCGCTCTAACAGTTTATAAGGAACTATCAGCATGATTATTTACCTATACGTTAAAACCCATAATAAAACTGGGTTAAAATATCTCGGCAAAACAACGTCAACAGATCCACACCGATATCCCGGGTCAGGACTATATTGGACCCGGCACTTAAAGGAACACGGATACAATTATACTACAGAAATTATTAAAGAATGCCAAACAAAAGAAGAACTTAAGGAATGGGGATTATATTATAGTCGGTTATGGAATATTGTCGATAGTAACGAATGGGCAAATTTAAAACTAGAAAATGGAGATGGCGGTTGCGAAAAAGGAATTAAACGATCAGAACAGTGGCGCAATAAACTTAAAAATAAAACATGGTCTAAAAAGGCATTAGAAAACCTAAAAGAAATTGGATTAAAATCTGCTGCCTTAAGAAAAGGCAAACCGTGGTCTAAAAACAAAAGAGAATCACATATAAATGGGTATATTGAAAAAAATTTAGAAATCGCAAAAGAGGTTATCAAACTAGACAACCAAGGATATAATAAATTAACAATTTCTAAAAAACTAGGTATATCTTGGGAAAAAGTAAAATATACCCTAAAATACAAAAATGAATTCAATTCTCGTATAAACTGATACACTAAATATTAATATGACTCGCAAATTAGAAGAAGTTTTCAACTTACCCCAGGAAGAAGTTATAGAACCGTCTATGGAAGACAATGCCGTTCAGCAGCCTGTAATTAATCTTCAAGAAAAACTAGAAGAATTTGATAAAATTGCTGCGGCCTTACCTAGAGTTAAAGGACTAGGGGATATGGCCGATGGAGAGCTAGATGCCCTAGCTTCAAAAGCAGAGCAGGCCTACGATGACCTAATGGACCTAGGTATGAATGTTGATGCACGTTACGGTGCTAGAATGTTTGAAGTGGCGGCGCAAATGATGAATGCTGCTATTATTGCAAAAACCAACAAGATCGATAAAAAATTAAAGATGGTTGATCTACAGCTCAAAAAACTAGCAATCGATAAGAAAAATGGCGGGAACTCTGAGACTGTGGAAGGCGAAGGTTACATACTAACAGACCGTAACAGCATCCTTGAAAAACTTAAGAATTTGAATAAATAATACACTATGAAAAACTTCAAAGAATACCTTCAAGAAAGTGCTCTGCAAAAGAAATACGATTTTCGTGTTAAGGTTGCAGGTAACTTTACAACTGAGCAAGAGTCTAAACTTAAGACTATGCTTGGGCGTTTTCAAGTAAACGCATTTAAGAAAGTAGGCACTACACCTATTCAAGCACTTCCGTTAGATTTCCCACAGGTTAAAAACTGTGAAGTTAACATTTACGAAGTCAGCTTGGACTATCCTACAACTCAGCAAGAGCTAACAGAATACCTATCTTTAGGATTAGAAGTTAGCAAACAGCGTCTAGTTGTTCGTCGGCCAGGTGAACCTACTGAACAGTATCAGGAAGTTACAGAAAAACGTGAAGGTGCTCTGCTAAGTGATCCTGATTACAAAGAAGCACCAAATGCTAACTTTGAAGATTTTTATGGTACCAAATACAACAGCGGATTCGTTAAAGAACTTAACGATCTACTAAAATTAGAGCGTAAGGCGCGCGGCGAAGTTACACCTACCGAAGGAGCCGCAGAGTTCAACACAGACAGCCCAGAAAATTCAAAGAGTGTTTTACAGGCTGCTCCTGAAGTGAGGAAATAATTATGCAAATGATCGACGTATTAAAACGTTTAGCCGAACTTGATGCTAAAAACACAAATGTAGTTAAAGAAGGACAAGTGCAAGAATGCGGTCCTATGGGAATGATGGACAGCATGCCTGGAATAATGGCAGAAAAGCCAAGCATTCCTGCAAACTTCAGTATCAACGCTAGTGCTGCTAGTGGTAACGAAGTTGCTGACATGATGAGTCAAATTCTTACATTAGCCGGTCTACATAAAGTAGGTGGTGACGATCTTGGTGCCGAACCCCAAGGCGCAGTTGTTACTGCGGAGCCAGTTACAGCAGTTGGCCCAATGGCAGCTGAACCAATAACGACATCCGCTGATAGTATGCGTAGTGTTTTAGATAAGCTAAATCCGGAGCCTGTAGGAGATGAGGGTGGTGAGGAACTGGGACCATTCCAACATGACAGCGATAATCCCGAAGGCGACGAGGAAGAAGAAACCGACGAAGGTCTAATGGGTGCAGCTTTAGGTGGTGTTGCGGGCGGAGTACTAACAAAGACACCAGCAGGTGCAATGACCGGAGCAGAAATTGGAAGTGATATTCAAGATGCACTGAGCGGCGACAAGGAAGAAGAAACAGACGAAGGGCAATACGACAATAGTCCCGCAGATACTGAGCCAGCAGAACCGTTCTCTGCAAATCAATTTGCCCATCAAGAAAACCAACCAGGTAGTGGTGAAACCAGCAACGGTGAAAAGCGTCAAAGCAATTTACCAACAGCTACCTACGAAAACCTAATGAAAGCCTATAAGCAGTTCATTGGTGAATCTGCAGAAGAAGAAAAAACGGATGAAGCAACAAATGAGGAAGAACTAGATGAAGGTACTTGCTCTGCTTGCCATAAAGATCCATGTGTCTGCGACGATGAAAAAGTTGACGAAAGCACACTAGATATTCTGAAGTTAGCAGGTTTGAAATAATTTAACCGCAACCAAAATAACCCCTTCGGGGGTTATTTTTTTCAGTAAATACGGATATGGGATCAAAAAACGTAGATAACAAACTGGTAAAATCGGCACATACTACTCAACGATTTACTGAAGAGGATATCGAAAATTTGCTTAAGTGCCAGGACCTTAAAACAGGTGCCAATTTCTTTTTGAATAATTTTTTCTATATTCAACATCCTACTAAGGGAAAGATTCAATACCACGCATACGCCTACCAAGAAAAATTATTAGAAAGTTATAATAATCATAGATTTAGTGTTAACATGCTAGGTCGCCAACTAGGTAAAACTACAACTGCGGTTGGCTTCTTATTATGGTATGCAATGTTTGTGCCAGACAGCACAATTCTTATCGCTGCACACAAGTATACAGGCGCACAGGAAATTATGCAACGCCTACGCTACGCCTATGAAATGTGTCCTGATATGATTCGTGCAGGTGCTGTAAGTTATAACAAACAGAGTATTGAATTTGAAAATGGCAGTCGTATTGTAGCACAGACAACTACAGAAACAACAGGTCGTGGTATGAGTATTTCGTTACTATATCTTGACGAGTTCGCTTTCGTAGAACCTAACATTGCTACAGAGTTTTGGACATCTATTTCACCTACACTGGCTACAGGTGGTAAGGCAATTATTACATCAACCCCTAATTCAGACGAAGATCAATTCAGTCTAATTTGGAAAGAAGCCAACAAACGTATAGACGAATACGGCAACACCACTGAGCTAGGAAAAAATGGTTTCTTCCCATTCATGGCGGTATGGAGTGAACACCCAGACCGAGATGAAACATGGGCAAGTGAAGAACGCAGTCGTGTTGGGGAAGAACGTTTCCGCCGTGAACACGAATGTATTGCAGGTGATTCAGTAATAACAATTAAATTTCCCAATGGCAGAATAGAAAAAATGTCTATAAACCGATTAAAGGAATTATTGAGTTAGTAATGTTTGACGAAATAACATAAATAATGTTATGAAAACGCATAAACATCACATTGTTCCTAAGCACGCCGGAGGCACTGACGATGCAGATAATCTTGTCGAATTAACTATTGCTGAACACGCGGAAGCACATAGAGTATTGTATGAAACTCACGGTCGTTGGCAGGATAGGGTTGCCTGGCTTAGTTTATCTGGCATAATGAACAATGAAGAGCGAGTGTACGAAATATTAAAAAATTCTAATCCAGGCGGATATAAACATACGCCCGAAGCGAAGCAAAAATTATCTGAGATGAGAATGGGTGAGAAAAATCCGATGTACGGAAAAATATCTGTTAATCGAGGAATTAAGCGTCCAGGGATAGGCGGCAGAAAAAAAGGCACCAAGTGGTCAGCGGAAGAACGAAAAAAGCAGATAGAAAGTCGGGCAGTGCCAGGATACTACGATTACCTAAGTTCTCCTGAGCGTGCTGAAAAAATAAGTAAGGCTACTAAAGGGAGAAGGGGGTCTGCTACAGGAAAAGTATGGTGCAATAACGGATCAATCGAAACATATACTATCGATTGTCCGGAAGGATTTATCAAAGGTCGCCTACCTAGATCGCAACCGAACAAGCGTGGGCTACTTTGGTATAACAATGGCGAAATAAACAAACAATTTAAAGAAGATCAACAAGACGGGGGATTTATTCGTGGAAGAATTACTAAAAAATAATTTAGGCTTGCAAGTATTGACAGATACTGGGTGGTCGGATTTCCAGGGTCTATTAGTTAAGGGCGAAAAGAAAACCGTAAAAGTTAAGACACACACAAAAGAAATTACTTGCACCCCTGACCACAGATTTTTTAAACCTACATTAGAATACATAGAAGCCTCCCAGTTAAAACCTCGAACAAAGATTGTCTCCTCTACAGGAATCGATGTAGTAGTATCTGTTGAGTTAGTTAACTCTTGTCCTGTGTATGATTTGTTTGAAGTAGAAAAAAATCATAGATTCTATGCCAACGACCTCCTCGTAAAAAATTGTGAATTCTTAGTATTCGACGAAACACTGATCAGCAGTATTAAGATGGCTGATCTGGAAGGCATAGAACCTATTATGAAAATGGGCCAGTGTCGTTGGTACAAAAAGATCAATCCTAAACATACCTATCTAGTTGCGCTAGATCCTAGTCTAGGTACGGGTGGCGACCCTGCAGGTATACAGATTATAGAATTACCTAGTTTTACGCAGGTAGGAGAATGGCACCATAACCTGACACCTATCCAAGGACAAGTTCGAATTTTGCGAGATATTTGTCAACATATCAGTGACGAAATTACACGTAAGGGTGCTACTCCTAGCTTATACTACAGTATAGAAAATAACTCAGTCGGCGAAGCTGGACTGGTAGTAATTAACGAAATTGGCGAAGAAATCATACCAGGCCTATTCCTAAGTGAACCCATACGCAAAGGACATGTTCGACGCTATCGTAAGGGATTTTACACTACCCATGCAACTAAGATCAGCGCCTGTGCTAAACTAAAACATTTGGTAGAAAGTAACCGTATGCAGATCAACAGTAAAGCTCTTGTCAGCGAATTAAAAACATATATCGCTAAAGGGCTAGGATTTGAAGCAAAAACAGGGCAACACGATGACCTAGTTAGTGCTATGTTGCTGGCTGTACGTATGGCCATGGTACTACAGGACTGGGATCCTGCTATCTACGATAAAATGCGTGAAGAACGTGAAGACGAGTGGGTTATGCCCATGCCCGTATATGTCAGCAGTTTTTAATAAATAACACATTATGCAAGCAATTCAAATAATCAGCCAAGACTTATTCGACAAAGTCCGCAGCCGTTTTAGTAATCTTGAAATGGGCGACAAAACAGGTGCAGTCACTATCGACCCTGCACTAGCACGTTTTTTTGACTTTGACTTTGTTGTAGAAGGAAATAACCTAGGTCGCGTTAGCATCAGTTTAAATGAATTAGGCAGCTTAAAAGTTTACTACAGTCAGGGCATTACAGAAAATCAAGACGACCCAGCAAAAAAGAGTTGGTATAAGTTTCTAAAAGAAATGCGTTTCTTTGCAATGCGTAGACTGTTAAGATTTGACACTCGAGATATTAGCAAAACAAATCTTGATAAGAATGATTTTCAACATTTGGCCAAGACACAGGCTCCAAAGGAAGAAGAAATGTCAGCAACAATGAACGAATCAAAATGGAACCAAAAGAGCACTAAAAAGACTAGCCGTGCTGTTAAAGGACAAACAGAAGTTATTGTTCGTCATAGCAGAGCCGTTGATGAAATGTATCCAGGGGCTCGCAGTCAGCGTAAGAACATCAAGGCAATTTTTATTCAGAACAAAGACGGTGAAAGATTCAAGTATCCTTTCGTTCATCCAGCAGGTGCGTTCGCAATGGCACAGCACGTTGACCATGGCGGCGTTCCGCATGATCCAGCAGGCAAAGCAATTATTAAAATGAGTGAACAGATTGCTCAACTACAAGAGTTTCAAAGAAAAGTAAGTCGCTCCACTCTACATCACGATGCAACCGGAATTACAGAGCGAGCCATAGGCCGATTACAAGAACTTAAGAACAGAGTGGAAGCATTAGGCAAGCGTCATCACTACGAAGCATGGGTGGCCGAAATGAACGGTCAATCAGCCGCAGGAGATGATATTATGGAATTAGATGCTGTTACAATGGAACAGTACAAACAGGCATTTACTCAGAGCAGTTTTCAAGAGGAACTTACAGGTTACTTTCCTCTATTACATAGTATCATGAGTGAAGATAATGCTATTGAGTTAGAAGATTATGTTAACGAGGAAGATGCAACATATACTGTGCATTGCAGTCAATGTGGCGGCGAATTTAAAAATAATAAAAAAGATGGATTTAGCCATTGCAAAGATCATGCAGGCATGAAAAATCTTGATGCTGATGAAGAACTAGAAGAAAAGGCACCAGAAGGTTGGGAAGGCACAGTTAAGGCAATGAAGAAACACAAGGAGATTGATAATCCTTGGGCCCTGGCACATTGGATGAAGAACAAAGGCATGAAGAGCCACAAGAAAGCAGAAGAATCTTTTGCTGAGTGGGCAGAAGCAGTAGAACAAGGCAAATTAACCGATGATCAAATTGAAGAACTTAAAAAAGCAATTGAAGATACACAACAATTAGATTTAGGTCCAGACGGGCAAACTGCATTTCAATTCTTTAGCGAATTTGGCCTAGACAGTGATGACTTAGAAAACAAATTTAAAGCAGCGGCAGAATTAGATCCTAAAACAGATCCTCTAGAAGTTTTTCAACTATGGGCACAAGAAGATTATCCTGAAATTTTAGTAGCATTAGGTATCAGCGGAACAGGAGAACAGCCGCCCGAACAAGGTGCAGAACAAGAACCCGCTGCGGCAGAACCTGAACAACCTGATCAAGGTGCAGAGCAACCTGCGGCCGAGAATGAAGAACAAAAAGGCATGGAACCTGTAATGAGCCGTGAAGGTATCGTTAAGGAAGTTGCCAAGATTGTTAAGAGTTTCTACAACGCAGACAATCCAGATGTAGGTCCGTTCCGTAGCAGTGAAAATATTGCTCTTGACTGCAAAAAACAAATCGCAGAAAAATTTGGAGACAAAGCAGGTGCATTTGCTGAACAAATGGCCGGCAAGTTTATTGAAAAACTAACTATGGAATGGCAACAGAAGCATGGCGATGTGGGCGATGACGGACTAGCAAGGCTAAAAGAGCTTGTCGGCAATATTAAGAAAAAAGTTGAAAGCATCGGCGACGTTGGCGGTCATCCTGGTAAAAATATTATGCCGGCTGAAGAAGGTGCAACGGAAGCAGTGCCGCCTACTGATATGGAAATTGATCGTCGAGCAACGTTGAAATATGCAGAAGAAATTAAGCAGGCTCTAGTAAATGCAACTGATGCAACCGTAGACACTAATCTTAATCAAGATGGATCTGTTCAAATTGTAATTAATCCTCAACCAAATAATAGAAAATTAGGTTACATAGTTCCAAAAGAAGATGGAGGGGGTGCAACTGCAAGAAGTGTATCGTCAGCAATAGAAAAATATTACAAAGGATTTAGGCAAAAGGGTTGGAGATTTGATCAACCAACTCAGGGTCAATTCACTATTGCTGTTCCACAGCAAGGTGTGGCGGAAAGCAAGGAATTTGAAAGAATTCTAAAACTATCCGGTTTGACAAAATAAACCAAATATCGGCAACCATATAGGTTGCAATACTAAATAGTAGTAGTGCATAATAAACACATGCACAGTTTTTCTTTTTAGTCAGTGGGCTTTAAAGAAATGGCATATAAAAATTTATTAAGGAGAAATCATTATGGCAACCTTGGCAGAAATCCGCGCAAAACTTCAAGCATCATCTCAAAACAACGGCGGTAGCGGAACCGGCGGAGACAACGCAATTTATCCCCATTGGAATATCGCAGAAGGACAAACAGCAACAGTTCGTTTCCTTCCTGACGGAGATCCTAACAACACTTTTTTCTGGATCGAACGTGCAATGATCAAATTGCCGTTCGCTGGTATCAAAGGTGAAACTAATAGCAAGCCAACTCAAGTTCAGGTTCCTTGCATGGAAATGTGGGGCGAAACATGTCCTGTTCTTACAGAAGTTCGTCCTTGGTTCAAGGATAAGAGCTTAGAAGAAATGGGTCGTAAGTACTGGAAGAAGAGATCTTATCTCTTCCAAGGCTTTGTAGTTGACAGCAAACTACAAGAAGACAAGCCTCCAGAGAATCCAATCCGCCGTTTCATCATCGGTAGCCAGATTTTTAACATTGTTAAAAATGCTCTAATGGACAGTGAGATTGAAGAACTACCGACTGACTATG